GGGTGCCTGATGCCAGCCAAAGTATTCCTAAAAAATTCGCACTGCCCGTTAAACAAATTGGGTGTAATGAAAGGTGATTAAACATGGCAACAACCAAGCACCGGGGCAGAAAAAAATTGGTAAAACGGCTAGCCGCGCAAGTCGGGTCTGAGACATTAGCAAAGAACATACTGAAGAAACGGGGACATCTGGACAAAGATGGGAAGCTCACAAAAGCAGGAAAAGCTAGAGATAAGATGACCGCTTCAGAACGAGCAAAACAACGTGCAGCTAAAAGGTCAGGGAAATCGTCTAAGGCGTATAAGTACAACCCAAAAACCAACACAGCTACATTAAAGGGCAAGTAAAATGGCGATTGAGCGTAGTTTATATGAAAGGCTTAATGGGGAAGACATCCTAGGGAATGTGGGGGAAGTAGGTATTGAGGATGTCCTTGAGATTGAAGTGGATATGCCTGAGATAAACACGTTAGAGGACGGCAGTGTAGAGGTTGTGCTTGTCTCCGATAACACCAGCGATGATATTGACAGTGCCCCGTTTGACGCTAATCTTGCGGAGTATATGGATGATGGCCAACTTATTGAATTATCTACAGAATTAGTAGATGCCGTTGAATCTGACACCCAGAGTCGTAAGGAATGGGCGGATACTTTCGTAAAAGGTATGGAAGTACTGGGATTCAAGTATGAAAATAGAACAGAGCCGTGGGAGAACGCCTGCGGGGTATACAGTACAGTTTTAGCGGAAGCCGCTATTCGTTTTCAAGCGGAAGCGATGAGTGAAACATTTCCAGCTGCTGGTCCTGTTAAGACCAAGATTCTGGGGGAGATTACCCGCGAGAAAGAAGACGCAGCTCTGCGCGTTAAAACGGATATGAACTACGAGCTAACGGACGTGATGGTGGAGTACCGCCCTGAACACGAACGCATGCTGTACAGCTTAGGGTTAGCCGGTTCGGCATTTAAAAAGGTTTATTTTGATCCTAATTTGGATCGACAGGTTGCTTTATATATTCCCGCTGAAGACATGATTGTCCCCTATGGTGCCTCTACATTGGAGACAGCAGAGCGTGTTACCCACGTTATGCGTAAAACCAAGAATGAGATGACTAAACTCCAAGCTGGAGGATTCTACCGGAATGTAGAATTAGGTGATCCAGTTACCTTCTTTACCGATATTGAGGAAGAAAAAGCCAAGGAAGGAGGGTTTTCCCTTAATTCAGATGATCGCTATACCCTATATGAGGTACATGCGGATTTAGTTATTGATGAAGTAGACCAACCGGAGCGAGAACGACCTCGTGGTATGGGTTTAGCCCGTGGGGAAGAACGGGGCAGTGGAGATGAACTTCAAATTGCCAAACCTTACGTGGTTACCATTGAGCAGGGCACGGGAACTGTCCTTGCAGTACGAAGAAACTGGAACCCTGACGATCCTTTGACGCTCAAGCGTCAACATTTTGTCCATTATGTGTACGTTCCGGGGTTTGGTTTCTATGGTCTTGGTTTAATTCACATTATTGGGGGCTATGCACGCGCAGGAACCTCCATAATCCGTCAATTAGTTGACGCAGGTACACTTTCTAACCTACCGGGGGGCTTAAAATCGCGTGGTTTGCGGGTAAAAGGGGATGATACCCCCATTGGGCCGGGTGAATTCCGTGATGTTGACGTACCTAGCGGGTCAATACGCGATAATATCCTCCCATTACCCTATAAAGAGCCAAGTCAGACATTATTGGCGTTATTAGACAAGATTACCGAAGAAGGCCGTAGATTAGGGGCTATTTCGGACATGAATATCTCCGATATGAGTGCAAATGCACCTGTCGGTACAACATTAGCTCTGTTAGAGCGCACTTTAAAGCCAATGGCTGCGGTTCAATCCCGTGTCCACTATGCCATGAAGCAGGAATTTAAACTGCTGCGGGCAATTATGGCTGAGTACGCCCCTGCTGAGTATGAGTACATGCCTGACCGTGGGGAGCAACGTGCTCGTCAAGCTGACTATGCCACGGTGGAAGTAATTCCTGTCAGTGATCCTAATAGCAGCACGATGGCACAGAGAGTTGTGCAATATCAGACTGTTATGCAAATGGCACAGGCTGCCCCACAAATATATGACCTGCCACAGCTTCATCGACAGATGATCGAGGTCTTGGGGATTAGAAACGCGGATAAACTGGTGCCCACGGACGATGATATGGCCCCAGTAGATCCTATAAGTGAAAATATGGATGCACTTACGGGCTCTCCCATAAAGGCATTTATGTACCAGGATCACCAAGCGCACATTTCTGCTCACCAAGCTTTTATACAAGATCCCATGATTGCACAGACTATTGGGCAAAACCCGTTAGCTAACCAGATTATGGGGGAACTGCAAGCTCACATTGCAGAGCACACGGCGTTCTTGTATAGGCGGCAGATTGAAGAACGCATCGGGGCACCGTTGCCACCGCCTAATGAAGAGCTTTCAGAAGAAATTGAAACACAGCTGGCCCAGCTCCAAGCCACGGCGGCTATTCAACTTACGCAAGCGCATCAACAACAACAGGCTCAACAGGAAGCTGAACAGCAAGCCCAAGATCCTATTATGCAAATGCGCCAGGAAGAGTTGCGCTTGAAGGGTGAAGAGCAGGAACGCAAAGCATTGAAAGATGCTTCTGGCGTAGCGTTGGACCAAGGTAGATTAGACTTAGATACTAAGAAAGCTCAGTCTACTGCGGCGTTGGAAGCCAACAGAATTGCTTCTCAGAACCAGGCGGCGGAAGCTAAGAACGATGTGGCCGAAGCCAAAGTTATTTTGGACATGGCAAAAGTTAAAGGAGAAGAAGAACGTACACGGGCCGAAGCACACCGAGATGCTTCGGAAGCGTACCGAGATGATAGGGAAGACAGGTAAGTAGGCATTTATGGTGGATAGAAAAATACCCAAGGTTTCAGTCATTATGATTTCTTACAATGGCCGTGCTCCCTTGATAAAAAGGGCCGTTAACAGTGTACTAAAACAAAACTATAAAAATTGGGAGTTAATTATTCAGGATGATTGTTCAACGGATAGGTCTTTTAATTTAATTGAAACTTTAGGCCAAACGGATGAACGAATAAAAGTTTACCGAAATGAGTCTAATGTAGGGATTTCCAAGAATAGATTGGCCGCATATGCAAATACCACGGGGGATTTGATATGCCACTTAGATAATGACGATTTTTTATATGCTCATGCCTTGGGATACGTGGTAGCTGCTTTTATCCAAAATCCTGAAATAGGGTTTGCTTACAGTGATTTTGCTTTTATAGATGAAAAGGGGGAGCCCTTCGAGTACGTAGCAAATAAAAATTTTGGTGAGCCATTGACGCAATATGGGTGGCGGCACTTAGGCATGTTCAGAAGGAGTGCCTATGAAGCTACCAAGGGATACAACACAGAACTGGATTGGCCGTGTGAAGATGGGGATCTATTTATGCAAATAGCAGAAAAGTTCCCATTTAAACGGGTGCCCCATGTTTTGTATGGGTACACCAATACAGGGAAGCACGCATCCCATAGCATTCCTGAATGCCAACACTGCCTTGGCAGGGCTAAATGCAATTATATACGTGTGTGGGCAGCGGCATGTGATCCTCCAATAGATGTAATTACCTGGAAAGCTGTTGCGTAAAAGCACAGAGGACAGACGATATTTATTTTAAAACCACAGGAGTTAGAACCCTATGAAGAATGAAATAGAACAAGCGATAAAAGAAATAGCAATAGAAATAAAATCAATTCCGGCAGCAGATTTTCGTATGAAAGCCTCACAAGCAGTGTTGAACCTTGCTAATGCCCTTGCTGTACTAGAGCGTATAGAAGAGCTAAGACAGCAGAGGGAAGAAAGGGAAGAAAGGGAAGAAAGGGAAGAAAGGGGGGAAAGATAATGGCTAAAACCGTCTTTGATGTACTGATAGAGAAAATAACCGACCAGAAAAAGTCTAGTGAACAATTTTTACAAACCGCTGGGGCTAAGGACTTTGCCGAGTATAAGGAAGTATGTGGTGTCCTTCGGGGTCTGGACTCGGCATTACGTGAAATAAATGACCTCTCGCGTAATTATATGGAAGATGAAGATGACTGAAATGACCGCTTTGGAGATGAAACGTAAAGAAAATATAGAGCATGAAGAAGAAGCGCAAGAAAATTTAGATGCCCTTATCCCCAAACCCGTAGGGTATAGGTTACTTATTGCGTTGCCTAATGTTGAAGAAACATTTGGTGGTGGCATTGTTAAGGCTGCTAAAACCCTGCGTGACGAGTACATCCTGTCTACTATAGGGGTTGTGCTTGATATGGGAGAGCAAGCGTATGCGGATAAAGACCGGTTTCCTAATGGCCCCTGGTGTAAAGCGGGGGACTACGTGATGTTTCGGGCTAATACAGGTACACGTTTTAAGGTCGGCAAGCAAGAGTATCGTCTGATGAACGATGATTCTGTTGAAGCCGTTGTTGATGATCCGAGTGTGATAACTCGTGCGTAAGGAGTAAGTGATGCCAATGCAACAAGTAGAGTACAAATTTCCTGATCCTGATAAAACGGAAGCAGGAACAGAAGTAGAAGTGTATATGTCTGAAGATCCCTGGGCAATAGAGGTAGAGGGTGCAGTTGGTCGTGAAGAGGTAGGGAAACCCAAATCGGAATCCAAAGAAGAAGAAGTCGAAATAGAGATAATTGACGATACTCCTGAAAAGGATAAAGGGAGGACCCCTTCTAACTTTAAAGAGGTGGATGATGAAGAGCTTGAAAACTACTCCAAGTCCGTTAAAAAACGTATTGGGCAGTTAAACAAAGCTATCCACGATGAACGCCGTGCAAAGGAAGTGGCAGAGAGGCAG